TATCGAATTCGCCTAATTGTCCGTTTTCTTTTCGTTTAACCTTTTCAACATATATTTTTACAACGTCCGATTTAAACTTTGTACGTTCGCCAATACAACGATAAACAATCAAACCGTTATATGCTTTATTAAAAAAGTCGGCCGAACCGCTGATGTCATATAATGTTGGTTTTTTATATTTTCCGTTTTCGGATTCTATTTTTCGCGGGTGCGCCACTAAAAACAAATGTGTGTTTGTTTGTTGGCAAAATTGCGTTATTTCTGACAATGCGCGCCCAATATATGAATGGTCCTTTTGCGCTGAATGGTCAAGCATATTCCATGGATCAATCACGCAAACATTAATTCCTTTTTGAAATACTAATTCTTTGAACGCATTTAAAATACCTTTTAACGTTAAATTTTCTAAATCTATTTTAACCCAAAAAAAATGGTCTTGAATAAAATCCTTTGTTTGATTTAATTGTTCGTTGGTGCAATTTGTTTCGTTTAATTTATTTGCAATTCTTTTGATGTGGCCCTCATATGGAAATGATTCCGGCGCAAACATAGCGCAACGCATATCGTAACGCGTCGCCAAATTGCAGCATATTTGGTCCATTACGTCGGACTTTCCGGAATTAGGTATTCCGGTCACAACAGACCATTGTCCCAATTCCATTTTGAAATATGTATCGGCGTTTGGCAATCCTATTGAATAATTTTTAACGCCGTTTTCGTTGTAATTTAAAACATTGTCCCAAATGTCCGTTATATTCAAAACGCCCTCCAACGGAAAGTTTTTAGCCGTTTTAATAACGTTACGCAACGCTTCGGCGCCTTTTGTTGTCAATATTTCGTTTGCGTCTTTATAGTCGCCAAAATCAACGTATTTACAACGATACGCACCAAAACGACGCGACAATTCGTTTCGTAATTCAATTCCTGGCGAATCGTTGTCGGTGCAAAGTATTATTTCGGTTTTGTCTTTAAAGTATTCAAAACAATTATCTAAATATTCTAAACGTTGATTTCCTTTTGACGCGCCATTTGGAACGCTGCAAACTGAATAAATACCGGCTTCATGTAAACTCAACGCGTCAATTTCGCCTTCAACAATGTAGATTTTTTCCATTGTTTTAATATTGTCTAAACCGTAAAATATTAATTCAGCGCCGGAAACCATTTTGAAATTCTTTTGGCCGTCACGATATTTGACATTTACTAAATTGTTTTCGCGATAATAATTGAAATTTATTGCGCGGCGCTTTTTTCCAACTTGCGGAAAATATTCCAATGATTCGCCAATTTTCCAATGTTGCAATGTTGGTTCGGAAATGCCACGTTCTGCAAACCATTTTACAACGCGGTCCGTTAAATTTATTTTTATGTTTTGCGGACGAATGTATTCTTTTTTCTTTTCAAATTTTGTTGTTCCGGCCCAACCGCAATTGTGACAATTAAATAAACCTTTGTCAATATCAACGGACAAACATTTGTCGCGCTTGTTTTTTCGCGTTTGACTGCATTGCGGACATTGTGTTTTGATTTTGCCGGTTGACTTATTGCCGACATCAATATTAAAATCGTGAAATGTTTTCATTATGTTTTTGTTTTCTAAACGCTAAATTAAAAATTTATTTTAAATATTAAAACATTCTTAATTGTTTTTTATGGTCTTCAATTCGTTTCATTGCAGCGTTAAAATAGTCTTTGTCTAATTCGCACGCGGTTAAGTCATATCCTAAATTATGACAAGCTATTGCTATTGAGCCACTTCCTAAATGTGTGTCTAAAATTCTGAATCCGTCTTTTGCGTAATTCATTAGCAACCATTCATATAATTTAACCGGTTTTTGTGTTGGGTGTTGTTTTGGTCCGTCAATGTCGGACATTGTTGAAAGTCTTTTAAATATTCTAATATTTTTTTTTTGATTGCACCAGGCCAACTCCGCTTCTGAAAATGATAAATTAGGATTTAATTTATCCCAAATTATCCAATTATTATTTAATGGCAAATTAAAGTAATTTCCTCCCCAAATAATTTGATTTTTTGAAACCCTAAATAATTGATCAAAATATTCTTTTTTTGGAATTTCATTATCCCAATTTTTGTTTTTTTTAAATTTATGTTTTCCGGTTCCCAATGTCATTTTTGAGGCCCCAATTCCATAAGGCGGATCCACAATCGCCAAATCAAAATAATTGTCTTCATAACGCGCCATTAATTCCATGTTGTCTTCATTTGTAATTTTCATAATGTTTAATTTTTAGGTAAATAATAAAATAATTTTTCAATGTTATTCATTTGCTTGTATTGAACCTCTAAATTGTTGGTTTTTGCAACAAACGACGTTCCGTTTGATCGACTTAAACGTTCGCCTTTTTTCCTTAAAACTGATTTTTCTAATAATTCTTTTTTGCTTAAATAACCGCAAATTGTTAATTCATTTTTACGTTTGTTTAATGAACAAAAAATATAAATATCACAATCAAATTTGATTTGATGCTCGACAAAATTATTGACAAAATGGTCTTGAACGTCAACGTTTCGGCCCATTGTTTTAACGTCAATTTTAAATCCTTTGTACTTAAAATCAAAACCGCCGTCGAATCCTTTTGTCCATTCGTGATTGATTCCAAACAAACGTTTGACCATTATTTCGCCAACTAATCCAATGAATTGTTGTTCTTTGGTTCCGTTAAATTCGAAACGTTGTCCCATTTCATTTTCATTGACAAACGCCCAAACATCGTTTTTTAATTCTTTTTGTATGTTGTATTTTTTATAAACCATTCAACACAAATTGTTTTAATTCCTGGAACTCGTTTGTCATCATTAAACCGCGAATTTGAAATTCGTGAATATCGCCGTTTTTAGTTTTGGCGCCAATTTCCTTTTGACCATTTGCCGGATTTCGATACACAAAAAATTCTTTCAACCCTTTTATTTTTTGATAGCCAACCGGTTTTTGTTTTGCCTTATGCTGAACCATGAAACGATCAATGTATTTAATTCCGTTTTTATCGGTATTTCTTAATTTTAGAATTGACAAAAAATTGTTTTGCCAAAATTCGTCATTCCTTAATTCTTTTGAAATATTGTAAACCTCGCGTAAATTGTAGCCGTCCAAACGTTCGATTTTATCCAAACAATCCAACCATTTGTTTTTTTGTGCGTCTGTTTTAGGTCTATATTTTAAAGGGAATAATTCTGCAAAATGCGAAAACGCCTTTGTTGTTTTTTCTGAATATTGGCGCTTTTTGGATTTTGTACTATTATTATTATTTATATTATTATTATTAGTTAGTATATATATATCCTTTAACTTTTCTTCAATAGGGGTGTTTAACTTTTCTTCAATAGGTATTGAAGTTTTCTTCAATAGGGGTGCAATGTAAATTCGGCGTTGTTTAATTTGCTTTGTTCCAGGTTCATAAATCATTTTAATTTTTATAAAACCGTTCTTTTCTAAATTAGAAATCCATTTTGAAATGCTTGTTTTTGAAACGTCATAAAGATTTGAAAAATATTCATTGGACGCGAAACAAAACCCTTTGTCGTTTGACAATGCGGTCAATTCGCCGTACATTAATTTTTCGTTTGCTTTTAAATCTTTACAATAGCGCACCGGCGCCGGTATTATTGCGTAGTAGTTTTTGTTTTCCATTCTGTCAAAAGTAAAAATTTATTTTTATAAAATCAAATTATATTTTATGTCATCACAAAACGAACGCAATTCGTCGAATATCTTTTTTAACTGATCCAACGGAATTTCGCCGTCCTCGTATTTGTACCATAATAACTCTATAAATAAATCGAACTCAACGCGCGTACTTTTGCCGACGTATTCATAAGTAACCGCCAAATTTTCCGGCGCTGATTGTGTGAAACGGATTTTTTGGTTTTCCGCGTCAAAATAAATTGTGTGATATTTCATTTTTTTGGTTGATTTTTTAATTCATTTTTAAAGTATTTATCAATGACATTTACGCAATCGTCAAAATCATTGGTCCAATATACCGCCCATTTGCAATTTTCAAGCCATTT